GCTGAGAAACTTAGAGGAAGACAATGATTGAAAAATATTTAGATAAATTTATGGTATGGCAATTACACAACAGAACAGAGATTGTTATCGCTGTTGTTGCTTTTGTGATTGGAGCTATAATCTTTTAATTAAGGACCTTATGCCATATGAACATTGCAGAACTATTCAAAAAGAATTTTATATTAGTACCGGTAATAGCTTCTGTATTAGTTGGAACGTTCACTGGTGTTAGATATATTGTTAATCTAACAGACACAATCAACAACAATCAAATTGAAATAGTAAATCTTCAAAGAGATTTAAAAGTTGCACAAGAAAAAATTACAGATCAAAACACAAGACTAACTTCTGCAGAGTCTACGTGGCAGATGGCAGAGAATCTTTATCGGCAGCTCGCCGACCAGGTACGGGAACATAGCTACGATATAAAAGATTTAAATAGGTAAACATATGGAAGGTCTCCGCATGGATTATAGATTTACTGCAATATTAATTATAATGATAACCCTACTAGCTTTGTTTGGTGGACCTGCACATTCTAAAAATGAATATCTTAACGAGTATGGATCAAGATGTGGAGATTTTGAAGTAAGAACAGATAGACGTGACACTAACTATAATTATAGTGACAATAGCTCTAACGAACAACAATATTTAAGTTTCACATACAGAAAATATTTAGGTGTAGATTGTAAAACTATAAATGAAAACGTACAACTTAAACAACAATTAGAATTAATGAAGATGTGTGGTAGAGTTAACAATAACCCTAGTCTTGCACAGAATGAAAACTTTAGATTGTTAGTTATGAAATGTAGAGGTATTACTCCTACAAGAGACACCACTAGACCTGATGATTCTCAAAGTTTATGGGATGATATGAAAGATGACTACAAAAAAGAGAACCCAGACCTTAAATTAATGGGTGATAAGATCATAGGACCTAGTAAAAGCAAATTGAAAATGCCTCCAAAAGACTATATACTTCCAAAACCAAAACCTAAAATAGATGATTGATAGATTTTTTTATACACTGTTTAGCGGAATAGACCGTTTATGTGAAGCTGTTGCTAACAAAATAGCAGGCCCAAGGTGTCAATGTAAAAAGAAAAAGAAATGAAGCAAGATACTGACGTTAGATGTGAAAATTGTGGTTGCCCATGTCATTGTTTTTATGAAAAACATTCAAATTGGGGAGGACCACCTAGTGAATTTAGTGGAGAATGTGATTGTATAGTATGCGAACATCCAGGATGGGAACAAATAGATGAGTAAACCATTAAAAATATCAGAAGAAGCAGCCGTGCAGATGCCAATGAAGACGGTAGCATCGTTGATCATACTGGTCGCAATGGGTGTATTTGCATATACAGAGTTGACTTCAAGATTAGTATCGTTAGAGACTTCTCGTGAGTTGTTTACAAATGATTTGCTTAAAAAATCTGAGCAGGTCCCTGTGGATCAAGAACAACATTTTTTATTAGAGGATTTGTATAAGTCCGTTGAGAAGATGGAAGAGACTCAAGAGATGAATATGACAAACAAAGTTAATATAGAATTTTTAAGAGATCAATTAGAAAAAGCATTAAAAGATATTGAAGATTTAAAAGATAAGGTAAGGGCAAATGGCAACGGGGCGCATTAGTAGACAAATTATAGATTACATTGATTCGATGTCAAAAAAAGCAAAACAAATGAAGTTTGTAAAAGATTTAAAAAAAGAAGTAGAAACTGGCAGGAATGGTACACAAAAATATGTGTTAAAGCAAGGGCCTAACAAGGGTAAAACAGTATGACTGAAATGGTTATTGCATTATTAATGATTGTTAATGGTGAAATAAAAGAACATAGAATACAACCAGCAATGAGTGATTGTTTAAAAGGTAAAAGAATTGCTAATAGAGCTGTCAACACTAATGTTGAATACCAGTGTATAAAATCAATGGCAGAAACAGAAATTTATTTAGGTGAAAAATCTATAAAAAAGCTTATACTCAAGTAATGACAGTTGTAAAAGATATAACAAATCAAATACTAGTCCCTAAACCAGTAAAACAAAAAGAGTTAGATAAATCTTTTTTTATTGGGCAAGTGCCAATGGACACGGATCCAGAAACTACTGAAATTATTTTAAATAACAATAAAAATATTAAACAACCTCATTTAGATAATTCAAAAATTATTAATACACCTTGGAAAGAGATAAAAGATGTTTATTAAATTATTAAAAAAAATATTTACACCCACAAAACAAAAAGATGAACACTTAGAATTCTATGAAGATATACCTGAACCAGAAATAACAGTTTTTAAATGCAGCCAACATGTTAGATTTAAAAAGTCTTGTCCGACATGTTTGAAAGCGCATGGTTATGCCTAAGAAAAAATTAAAATACCTTAAACAAGGTGCACAGGTTTCAGCAGAAGTTGTAAATGGAGATTGTCCACAATGCAATAGTTACACTGTGTTAGTATCTATCTATGAAACAGTTTTTAGATGCATGAGTTGTGGTTTTGATTTAGAACAAAAAATAAATGGTAAGATAAGTTACATGCCTATTATGAATAGCAAAACAGATGATCTTATGAATCTAAAAGGTAACAATGAAAAAAGCTAAAGGCGCAGAATTTGCACCCCGTGACAAACCTAAGAAGCGGCCGGGAAAACATAAAAAATCAAAATCAAAATCAGAAAAATTAAATAATAGACACAAGAAATATCAAGGCCAGGGAAGATAACTTCCTGCCTTTAAAGAAATAAAGGCAGAAAGAAAAAAGGTGTGAAGTAGTGACAAATATATCACATTACTGTTGCTGTCAAGTAACAGTTTCTTTTTTACAAGAAAATTTTGTATAAGCTAACATACTATTAGTCCATTCTGGATCAAAACCGGCCATTAAAGTGTGTGAATAATCATAACCATAAACAATACAGCTGCTATAATCATTGAATAAAATTGTAGGCGTAGGAATAACCTTGCATTGATTGCCTGCAAGCTCACTACATAAAACCATTAATAAAACATATTTCATATTTTTTTATTGACATCTTTTTGTTATTATATATTATCCCATACTATCTAACAAGGAGAAATATGACAGATACTACTAAATTTAAAAACATCTGTGTTAACAAAGCTACTTATAGCGATGTCATGACACTGAGTAAACAAATCTTTGAGGTCCCATTGTCCTTATCAAAAACCTTAGAGTACATAGTTGAGAAAGAAATGAAACGTATAAAAAAAGGAAAAACAAATGGCAACGGAAAAACCGATTAAAGTAACGTGTCCGCATTGTAAAGGTAATGGGTACGTTAGAGTACCCTACGAACTAACTAGAGAAGAAGTTACAGCTCAGTGTGGGGTTTGTGACAGTCAAGGGGAGGTTAATGCAGATGAAGTTGATGATATTATTATTGATTCTGATGGCGTCCACAGGGTGCAGTAGGGATTTTGATTTTAATCCTTATACCACAATGTTCAAACAATTAATTAAACATGAAAAAATTAACTATAAGCAGCGATAACATAAGTCTAAAACAATGGAACGTTCTATTATTAGAACTCAATATGATTACCAGGGCGTGGAAACCTTATGCTAATTTAAAATTAGAAGCCAAAGGGTTAAAGAAAGTTATTACATGGGGCACAAAAAGTTATGATGCTAAAGAAAACAAAGAATAATGTATGGAACTAATAATATTAGACGACGGACTTTATCAATTAATTCCTGTCACAAAGCAAGTGATGGAACATATATCTTTATTGGCACCAGTAGACTGCATGGACCTATGCGAGATACTAAGATTAAAACTAAGCGGCTACGCAGACACAATAAACCTGCACATTATGAATGATGGGAGTGGTAGTTTTGTAGGATGTATCTGTGGATAAAAAATGCAGTATTTGTAAAAAAGAACTACCTATGAATCAATTTTATTTAAGTCATAACGGACGTTATAATTTCTGCTGCACGCCTTGCGATAAAGAAAGAAAAGTTAAGTATCGTGCTGAAAACAAAGATAAAATTGCTATTGCTAATCACAAATATATTAACACAGAAAGAGGCTATGTTAATGAAGTAATAAATGGAATATTTGCACGAGCAAAAAGAAAAGCTAGAAGAAAAGTTTGGGTCCCAGAGTTTAAAGACAAACAAGAAGTCTATGATGAATTGATGTTGTATATTCAAGACTACGGTAGAAATTGTGAGTACTGCAGAAAACCTTGGACCTATCAACGGGATTTAGGTATATGTGGTGAAGGACATACTAGAGGAAGAAGATCTGGTATAGAAACTAATTTTTCAATTGATAGACTAGATACGACTTTAACGTATAGTAGACATAATATAGTTTTCTGTTGTGTGGGATGTAATAATAGAAAAAATCAGGTTAGGTTATCTGATATAGTAAATATAACTAGAGTCTTAAAAGAGAGGAGAAATAATGACGAAAAAATTTAAGTACGACGGTAAATCAAGACCTGCGAATGATTTATACACTGAAAATTTTAAGAGAATTTTTAGTAAAGGTGTCGTGAATACAGAGACAAGCGTCAAGGATCTTAAAAAAGTTTTAAAAGATATAAATCAAGACTACGATGCAGCAGAAGATTTAAAAAAGATAGAGGAACGCAATGGTTTTTAAATACATATTGGAGAAAATATACCATTATTCTACTTACTTAAGTAGTTGGTCATGGCAAAAGTTATATGGTAATAGAAAAAATGGTTACGGCTACAGAAAGAAGAATAAAAATGACTAAAGAATATGATGAATGGGGTTATGAAGTTAATAAAAAACCTAACATAGGTAAATTGTTAAGTAAAGTTGTGCATGATTGGGAAAAAGAAAGAAATAGTTTTGATAAAAAGTTTTGGAAAAAAGCAACATCAGGACAAGCAGGTATGTTTCTTATAAAATTAAACATAAGCCAAATAAGAGAAATCAATAAAGGTGTTAAGAAAAAATATTGGTCTAAACTATATAATGAGATTGAAAACCAATACACTGAAGATTGTATTAAATTAGAAGAGGCTGAAAAAATTGAGAAACATAACGCAATGAAAAGAAAGGGGTTTTTTAAATATGGCTAAAAAAGAAATGGATACTGTATTAATTTATGCTGGAACAGAACTACCGGCAAATGATTGCAAAGTTAAATTTACCAATGAACAAGGTAAAAAATATAATATTGAGTTAACAAGATTAATCCAAGTTTTTAATAATAACATTTGGGAGAATAAAAAAAGTGTCAGATAAAAAAGAAAAATTTGATAAATTGCAGCAAGAACAACGTGATTTAGACGAAAGTTATCAGCAGTCTAAACGTAATAAGAAAGAACGCCAGGACATTATAAATACTATTATATCTAATGATAAGAAAGCTGATTTAGTTACCACGATACTTGAGCGTAAACGGAGAGAGATGATAATTGAAAAAGAGAATGAAGAATATTTAAAAGAAATACAGAAAAAATTATAATGAATTGGAATAAATTATATCATTATCCACCGTGTACACGTAGTACAACCGATGGTCTTAGAACTTATGCAGTTGGTAAAGAAAAGTTACCAAGTGTTACAACGATTTTAAAAGCCACTGAGTCTGAGGAGAAGAAAGCATCCTTGGCCAAGTGGTTAGCTAAAGTTGGCAACATTGAGGCAGAGAGAATTAGAGATACTGCAGCTTCGCGGGGTACCAATATGCACTTACATTTAGAAAAGCATGTACTGGGTGAGGGACATTTAGATTTAACTCCGGAAGGTGCGAAAGCTAAGACGATGGCTGATGTGATTATTAATAAGGGTTTAGGCGACATGTCGGAGATATGGGGCAGTGAGGTTACCCTATATTATCCTGGCAAGTACGCCGGACAAACAGACTTAGTTGGGGTTTATGACTATGAAGATTCTATAATTGATTTTAAACAGTCTAATAAACCTAAACAAAGACAATGGATTGATGACTATTTTATGCAGTTAGGCGCTTATGCGATGGCTCATAACCAGGTCTACAATACAGACATAACTCAGGGTGTAATACTGATGTGCACTCCGGATTGTTATTTTCAGAAATTTTCTGTGAGTGGCAAGGAGTTTATTAAATATCAAAATCAGTTTTTAGAAAGGGTGGATAAGTACTATGAACAAAGAAATAGTTAAGGCTGTTAGTAAAAAACAGTTTCAGTTAATGATGGAGTCTGAAAAAGCTTTGAAAAAATACTTGAATGCAGACACAGGCGGCAGGCCTCAAGCGACTTTGAGTGGGTTGTTTAACAAAATAGAACAACTTTTGACCACAATGTCGACTTGTCAGGACCGTATTATGCTATTGCAGCAGATGATGGATGAGGAAGCACCAATTGAAGAAATAAAAAGTGAGTAAAACCGCGGTTCATCACCTCCCTATAGTAATCTGAGAATACATAAATCATTAATTCGGTGTTTTAAAAGAGAGGTGATCTGGTGATTGAGGTGATCAGCCAATAATACCAACGTTTTTTTAAAAGTTAGGGGCCGCGAGGAAGGTTTGGATTGGAAAAACATGAAAATTTATTCTGGAAATGCTATAGGTGTTGGGATATGATAGGTCGAAACAGAAACTGGTCCGGTCCTTCTGATTGGATACAGAAGTTTAACGAAAAGCATAACCCGGATTTCTATGGCAAAAAAGAAAAGCAAGAAAAAAACAAAAAGAAGAATCAAAAACAAAAAGATCTTCCCTTTAAATTTAAAATCTTTAGGCAATCGGATTGAAGACTACCCATTTGTAGAGATAGAGTGGCTTGATATCGAAGGTGATGCCGGCTGGAGTAATACAAAAGATTTAAACAAAGAAAAGTTACCGCTGTGTGTATCTAAAGGTTATTTGTTAAGCCAAACAAAAGGTATTACCAGAATATTCAGTGATTATATTATGTCTAAAGATAATCCCACGTTTGATACTATTGGTAGTACTACTATAATCCCAACAGCAGTCATACAATCTATTAAAAAAGTTAATTAAACTAAAGGTAGTTTAGGTTTTATATCTTCTGGTTTTTCTTCTGGATCTACTTCCAATAACACAGCGTTGTCTTCCTTGATTGTTTTAATTCTCATATCCAATTCTTCCTCACTTAGCTCATCGAGTTTACCAGTACGTATAATTTTTTGATCATAATAAAATCCACCAACCTGACCCCTAGCTTTTTCAGCTACTGTTGCAGCAGAATATGATCTAGCTTTTATAGCCTCATCTCTAATTCTACCTAATTCTGTTAAATGACCACCATAAGAAACACCATATTTTTTATTACGTTCATCCCTTAGTTCACCAATATATTTTGCAACCATTGGATATAACTTTGGATTCTGCAGTTCATATGCTGTTTGTCTTGCCCTATCTTTGGTATAACCAGCTTCAACAGCTGCTTCATAGGCATATCTACGGCCCTCAAAAAATACTAATGCTTCCGCAAATTTTGCTTGCATTGGAGTAAGCTTAGGTAATGGGCCTCTTTTTTTCTTCTGTACTTCCATGGTTGACAATATAATTAGATTATCTTATAAAGTCAATTAATGAAAGACGAAGATAAAACATACGAAAACGAAAGGAGTCATGTGAATCAAGCAATTAAAACCGTGTTAAGCCCAATAACTCATGCAAGAAATGTAGCTAGTGCAGCTATATTTAATAAAAGAGGACCTAACGATTTAGAGGAACAGATCGATATGTTAACGAAACAAAAAGAATATATGCAAAAGAAATGTAGAGAAGCAGGCGCTGCTATTCTAGATCTTGAGCAACAAGTCAAAGATTTAAAAAGAGACAACACATTACTTGCTATGGATGTTGCTACTCTTACGAATAGATTGAGAGATGCGGGACTGTAATGTTTAAAGGAAGAGATCTAATGCCTTTGTTGGATAAGTTCTTAGGACCCAAACAAAAAGCAAGTGTAACCCAAGACGCTAGAGTTCAAGTTAGAACTCCAGACGGAAAACATTTTGATATTGCTGGTGTGAATTTAGTTGAAAATAAAATTTTAGGTGCTAGAGAATCACATCGTTTAGTAATTCATACACATGAAGAAGTCGCTAAGATGGGGAAAGCAAAACTCATTCTGTAAGAATTTGTAACGGTGGTTATTTAGTGAATCCTGAAACAAAATTATGGCATGAAGTTAAGAAAAGTTTATCAAAAATTAGTTGGACTAGACTGGAAAATAGTAGCGTACTTGGTACTCCCGATCTATTGGGGTATAATAATTCTGGGATCTTTTTCACTGTTGAATTAAAAGTTACTCCAGTTACATCGCGTTACAAAGTTCGGCTGTCGGCACACCAATTAGCATTCCATGTTAGGCATCCTAAGCATTCATTTATCTTGGTTAAGTCCCTGGCTCAGGGCACTTACCATTTGTTTTCTGGAGACAAGATTCTTCAGCTTGACGCTTGCGGCTTGAGGCTTGATGCCTCAGAGGCTTGTTGCTTGGGGCTTGATGCCTGTCACGAATTTTTAAATAAGTTACAGTAGCTTGTTGCCTGAATATAGGCGCTTGAGACCTGCGACTAGCTTGTGGCTTGAGGCCTTTATTGTGTTTAACAAGCCAGCCGACGCCGTTTTTAAAAAACCACATTATTCTATATTCAATCTAATAAATTCTTTTAGATGTCTTATTTTTTTATTAAGCTTCTTAATGATCTCATCATCCGCGCGCTCATCTTTTAATTGTCTTCTTATGTAATGGGTGAGGTGCATATCTCCGAGCTTGATGTCTTCTCCTTTACTCTCCGAGTAAAGTTCCTCTTCTAACGCCGCTGCAATATCGCAGGGCGTCTTTTTGTTTTTTGTAAATACTTTCTCAATTTCTATTAGATCTCTTATTATTGACATATTATCTCCGGTTGTGGTTGGTGTTTTTTTTCTTTTGAACATTTTCTGCAGTCAATCTAGCAAGTTTTAAATTTTTTAATTCTCTAAAAAACTTCTCACAACTATCTATATATGACCGCGGTAGCCCTGAGTGTGGCCGCAAGAAATAATGTGTCAGATCATTATAATTAATTTTTTTCATATTATCTCCGCTTGTTTATTTTTTATATAGATCGCTGTTAAGGTCCATGATTTCATTAAACTCAGCAGCCATGTCGCCGCTGTCGTCAAGGTCATCGAGACTTAAACCAATCGCCGCCGCCTGCTTGGCGCCTGCTTTTGCTTCCTCGGTCCAGCCCTCGGGCGGTGTTTGTTTAAACTGAGTGAGAGTTTTAAAACGCTCTAAATCTTTATTTTTTTTTGTCATTGTTTCCTTCCTGTTAGTGTTTACCGTAACTTACATTGCTTGAGCCTCTATTCCAACACGCGCGGCAATCTCCGCAGGTGTTGTTTTGTGACGGTGCTGGGCAGCTCGCGCCGCCCTTACTTGTTACCGTTGACGTCCACGGCCAAAATTTAACGGGCGCTTGGTCAATCATATGCGAGGACATACGAATTATTAAATTTTGTGGGACATCCTCAGTCGGGTTCTCAATTTGACTTAAGAACTGGGCCTCACGTGTGGGCATCCAATGTTGAATTTGAGGGGTTAACCTGCACACTTCAAAAATTTTGTTTAAGTGGTCCATTGATTGGATGTCTCCGGCGTCATGCCACCTAAAAAACTTTTGCCGTTTTATTTGTGTAACCATAGCTTCAACCCAAAGCGGATTGGTCAAGCTTTTTAATCTTACATACTGAGCCGCTTTAATTGCTGAGTATCTAACATAATTTCCTTTAAGTGCATAACAGCTAGCGCAAACTGAGTTTTTAATCTTACGTAACTTTGAACCCGTTTTGCACTCCCACGCTGGCAGGCTATAACTCAGGCCCGGCATTTTGCTTGTCCGTGTTAGGCTTCCTGTAATTGCTTTTGCTTCTTTTATATTCATACTTCCTCGCTTTCTAAATGTATCCTATATTATCTTATAACTATTGTCAAGCGTTGCTTGTGGCTTGTGGCCCGCTTGAGGATTGGCCCAAAGTTTATAAGGCGGCCCGCAAGGGGCGGCAATTTTTAATAGAGGGCCTTGATCAGCCTATTCTCATAGTTAAAGAGTTTAGCTCAATTGAAGTAAAACTTCTCGCCTCTCAACACTGATCCCAGAGCCTAGGCGGGAAATCCCACTGATTGCAATGCAACTAGGCTCAGGGATCAGTAGCAGGCCCGCCGGCATTTTTGTGGTCCTGCTATCAACCCACAGTTTAAACCCGCTAAGGTGGCACTGTTAGGCCAATAAGTTTACAACTTAC